CCCATTCCGGGTGCCAAAGCCCCGGAGAGTTTTGTCTCTCCGCAGAGCTTGCAGGCTCAACGATTAGCTGCGGGACTCAAGCAAGCTCAGGATAAGGGCTATGTTGTGCCACCCTCAACGACCAATCCCAGTCTCATCAACAAGACGCTGGAGACGATCGGCGGTAAGGAAGCAACGCAGAACCAAGCTCGCATCGTCAATCAGACCGCACGCAATGCTGGAGCTGCCACTGACATTGGATTGAAGCCTGAAGTTTTCACGCCCGATGCAGTGGCGGCGGTGAAAGCCGAAGCGGGCAAGGGATTTGAGAACGCGCGGTCTATTCCGCAGATCAAGACCGATCCGCAATACGTGCAAGCACTGGATTCCGTGCTGAAGGAAAGTCACGGTTCGAATGCGTCATTCCCGGGCTCTGCCAATCCGGATATCGAAAAACTCGTTGCTATTTATCGACAACCGACCTTTACCGGCGATGCGGCCGTGTCAGCGGTGAAGATGCTACGCGCCAAGGCCAGTGATGCCTATCGAACCGGCAGCAGTGAAACCGGGATGGCCTACAAGGGTCTATCGAATGCGATTGAAGCGCAGCTTGAGCGAGGAGCACAGCAAGCCGGCGGACCCTATGCGGACCTGGTGGGGTCGATGCGGCAGGCTCGCAAAACCTATGCGCAAGCCTCCACGATCGAAGATGTCATGGATCCGGCCGGCAATGTGAATGGCCAGAAGTTGGCTGCCGCCTTACGTCGAGGTGAACCGCTGTCGGGAAATCTACTACAGGCTGCGGAGCATGCGGCGAACTACCCCAAAGCAAACTTACCGGCTAATAGCAGTAATGTCAGTCATTTGAACTTATACGCAGCGGCCTTGTTGGCAAAAGAAGGGCACGAATATGGAGGAATGCTAGGAGGTGCGGCGGGAGCTGCATTGCCCTTCATTAGGGGTGGATCCCGGGCTTATCTTCTGAGTGGTCCTGGTCAATCTGGCGCCCGTCCTGCCATGGCATTACAGTTGATTCAAGCCCTGCAGCAGCGATTTCCAAATTCAATTGCGGGGGCCGTTAATGCACCGAACTAGCGCTCGGAGGAAATCTTCACAGAAGAAGCAGACGATGCAGAACAGAATGAAATTAAACATGACGAGGAATCTCCATTCAGTGGCGGGGAGCTATTGATGTTCCCTGATATAGGCTCTTACGCTACTCCTGTTCGAGTACTGTATGGCAAGGGGTTCGATGTGATCGATATCACAGGAGTGGTCAATGGCCGCCTTTAATGGTTCGGGAACCTTCGTCCGCTCCTTCAATTGGGTGGTGGATAAGACCAATGCAGTTAACATAACTGCATCTCGGATGGATACCGAGATGGATGGTGTTGCTGCGGGACTCACACTGTGCACGACCCGCGATGGACAGGGGAAGATGGCCGCTGATTGGTTGCCCTCGGTGGATGCCAGTTTCAGTCTCGGCAGTGCTTCGTTTCGCTGGTTGAATGCAGTGATCAGCGGCAATTTGACCATGGGCGGTCGGATCATCAATGCGACTGCGCCAGCGTTTAATGCCCGACGCACCGGGGGACTGCTCATCCTCGCAGCATCGGTCTATACCACTATTAAGTTTGATACCGAAAATACAGATCTGAGCAACAACTACGATAACACGACAGGGATCTTCACGGCTCCTGTGGCCGGGGTGTATCAGTTCAACAGCGTAGTAATTGTACAGAATGCCGCTACGGGAACCGCCAACTTTCTGGGTGCTTTCTTCACTAAGAACAATGTGACCTCGGCGGGCGTCAATCAATACGACTTCGGCAATGGCAGCATTCCTCTGGCATTAGCTTCCGGCAGCAATCAGATCACGGTCAACGGTAGTGTTATCTTGCAATTGGCTGCGACCGATACCATCCGTGTCAATGTCATCATGGGGTCGATCGGTGGAACGGGTAATTTCAATGCGCTGAATACCTCGCATTTTAGCGGCGCTCTTTTGTTTGCGACCGGCTGATGGCAGTCGTACGCGACGTCCTCGAGAGTATCCACCAACGGCGGGGCAGCGCCAATTCCGGTTCCGATCTCTTTGCCGTCATTGATCCGACCGCGCTCACCACCGATGAAACTGCAGCGGTCGTTACCAACTATAGCTATCAGCCTGGTGATCCGCGCCGGTACGGCGCGATCGGTAATGGCTCAGCCGATGATTCGGTGGGCTTCCAACGTGCAGTCAACACCGGACTCGTGCGACTATTGAGAGGCACGAGTTACAAGATCCTGACACCCGCCACTCGCACGGGTCCGATCATCATTCTCGGGGAAGGCCCGACGAGCAAACTGCTCTGCGATGCTACGGTGCTGACCGTCATGAGCGGCACCGGCTCTTTTGTTGATAACTTCTGGATGGAAAACCTCACCGCACCCTATATCGTTACCCGCAACCCGAATAACTGGGCAGCAGCCCTCACTCCCGCTCAGTCAAACGGACTTGGATATCAGCCCACGACGAATGACCCTGAATATGCCACATGGGTGGCCGGTCAACCGTTGGTCGGGACGCAGAACATCGGACCGACGATCACTTTTACCGCTGCGGCGTCCGATATCAGTGTCTCGCGCATCTATGGTCGGTTTGTCCGCATCAATATTTTCGATGCCATCAATTCGACCATACGGGACTGTGACTATCAAGGTGGCAAGGGCAACTATTCTGCGGTGCTCTTTGATAACTGCACAAATAACATTCAGCAGGGACAAAACAATCAGGCGATCAACAATCGCATCGGCTATGCGAGCCAGTGTGGAATTACCTTCTTTAATAACGTCGATTTCATCATGCGCGCCAATACCTGCTACAACTGCGGGCAGAGTGGTGTGCAGACGGCGCAATCAGGCGGGATTGCTTTTACGGCTTCTGTCGGAGGCGCAACTTCCGGAACATTGAATGCGCCGTGGGGAGGGCCAACGGGGACTTGGCAGTTCGGCTTTTCGGACGGATCAGCACGCAGTGGGCCACTCACCAACGGCAGTACGGCCATTTCCTGGACAGGAGCCTTGGCCGCGGGCTCCATTCTCAATGCTGCCGTGTGGGGAGCACTGGGTTCACCGGCCTCGAACGCAGATCCACGCTGCGGTCGCGGCTCGATCTCGGACAATCGCACCTACAACAATTACTATGACGGCGTCGATTGCATCTCCACATTCGGTATCACCAATGATGCCACCCAGAGTCAGCACCAGATTCAGGGAAACTACACCTTTCGCAATAGGCTGAATGGCATCAACACGGACGGACAATATAACTCCATTGTCGGCAACCATATTTTTTTCAACGGCCAGTATGGTATCTGGGGAACGATTTCACTGAGTGAAGTCGTCGGAAACTTCCTCATTGACAACAACCAACTGCGCAATGGAGGAGGAGGCATCGCCGAAATCCTAGCGGTCGGGGCCATCGCCCATAGCAAGATAGCCGACAATTATATCTGGGGAGGCGCCAGCCAGAATTGCCCGGGGATACTCGTCACTGCGTCAGCCGTCAACTATATCAGCGACAATATTGGTGTGGGCACGACGACGAACAGTTTTGGAGCAGCAGGAGGTATAGCCTCAGTCATCGAAGCAAATCTTGATACAACGACTGGGGATTCAACCAGTCAATGTTTCATTTTTTATATTCAAAACAATGCCGGAACGATTCAGCATTCGATCATTGCGGATACAGCCAATTCCACTCTTAATCTCGCCTGCAGCCGTATCAAGAATGCATCAGCCAGTTTCACGACAACGCCGACGGGTGCGGATAATGCAACCGCAATGGCTGCAGGAGCCAAGATCTCCAGCGCCAATACGAATCAGGTCATTTTCGATACAGCCGCGCAATATAATCTGAATGGCTTTCTGCAAGCTGTTGTGGCAAGGAACTCATCCGGTACAGCAGTCAATGTAGTGGCGTTCGTGGCGTCTGTGAATGTCAACGGGATCACCCTGACGCGCCTGTTTTTCCAGTTTGCCAATGCGACGACCGATGCGGCCTTTGCGTTGACTGCGGCCAATATTGCCGCCGGGAAGTACATACAAGTGAGTTTCCTGGGTAAACTCTCATGATGGGAATATCCTCATGTTTCATTGGGAGCCTGGAAGACAGGACGCAGGCACTCCTGGAACAGTTCATGGAGAGCCGCCGGCTGGATCCGGATTACAACTCGCGGCAGGACGAGGACCAGGAGAGTCTGCGCAACTTGATCAAGCAGACCTTGCGCGCTTCGGTCGAGATCCAGGGCGGCTATCACGAGGGAGGCGACGGCAACAAATGGTTAGTACCGGTTCTGACAGCACTGACGATCGCTTTCATTCTGGGAGGGATCGCGTTGACGGTGACGGTCTCCGCGCTCAAGCAGGAAGTGACGGATCTGAAGGTACAAGTAGATCACATGGAGAAGATCGTAGAACCGAGGTATCGGGGCGGATGAGCCAAGTTCACCCCGAGCATTCGCCGCACCATCCGATTGATGCGGCTGCTGGTGCGAATGTCAATTCCAACCATTTCACGGAACACTCCAAGCTGCTGCCATGGATCATTTTCACTGCTGTGATTAGCGGGTTCGCGCTTGCGACTGCAATCTTTGTGTTGATTGAGTTTGCGCAGATGCAGAATAACATGGCTCGCATGGCCGTGCATCTGATGAGTAACGATGCCTTGTTGTTACGTGAGAGAATCATTCAACCCGGCGATCAGTGGGCCGGGCCTGAAGGCAATTTGGAATACGGTCGAAAAGATCAACCTAAACCGAGGAAGTAGAAATGGGCGGGCTTCTATGTTGGGCGCGGCGTTCCGCGATTCTTCAGTTTGATATCGTTCCCATTCATCCAGAGGAGGCCAAAAAGTTCGATGCACAGATGCGGGTGCTATATGCAGCGCCCGGCATCACGGAGTCATTGCTGAGCGATGAATCTGAAAAGATGGCTCAGATCTGCGAGACATTATCCAAGGCGACGTGGACGCAGATCGACCGGCAGTTTCTGCTGGATACAGTCGAGAGGTTGTACGAGTAATATCTGCCAGCATGAATGATGTGAGCAGTTTGGACGGGTGGAAGATCGCAGAATTGGCCATGGGCGCATTGTTGGCCGGGTTCCTCTGGATCTTCCGACGTCTGCAGTCCAAGGTCGATGCGTCGGTAAGCAAGGATGACTTCAAGGAAGCACTGGAATTATTACGCAAGGATTACGGCTCGATGAACATGCGCAATCAGACGCATCTGCAGCGCATCGAGGATAAACTCGATGGTGTCCAGCATACCGGGGTTATTGTCACGCGCATCGATCGGCATGATAGCGATATCGAGGACCTGCGCACCTGGAAGCACCAGGTGGACCCATTCATCAAACGACGGGTTGATCCGTGAACGAAACCCTCGGAGCACGCCAGCGCCGCTTTCTACCGCTCGTCGCCAAGCTGATCGACTGGGCCTATGCCCAAGGCTACCAACTCACGGCTGGCGAGCTCTACCGTCCGTCCGAGCAGGCAGCATTGAATGCCGCCAAGGGCTCAGGAATCGCGCACAGCCTGCACACGCAGCGCCTGGCGGTCGATCTGCAACTGTTCAAGGATGGCACCTACCTGACGGATCCCGCGGCGTATAGACCGCTAGGGGAGTTCTGGAAGACGCTGGATCCAGATGCAGCCTACGGTGGTGACTTCAAAAGCATCGATGCGGACCACTTCTCACTTTCCTGGAATGGTGTCAAATGAGCAGTTTCGGCGCAAAAGCTCTACAGGTCCTCAGGACCGTTGCACCGACCATTGCGCTCGCCGCGGGCGGTCCCTTCGGCCCTTTGGCTGCCGCTGCCGTCCACGCGGCATTGGGCACAGGAGGCGATGACAAGGCCGCTGAGACGGCTTTGCTCACGGCCACCCCTGATCAGCTACTGGCATTGAAGAAGGCTGACAGCGACCTGCAGGTGCGCCTGAAGGAGCTGGGGATCGCTGAGGAGAAACTCACTTTCGACGATATGGCCAATGCCCGGGCCATGCAGGTCTCGACGCACGACTCGACCCCGAAATATCTAGCGTACTTCGTCACCTTCGGGTTCTTCGCCACCTTGGGCTATCTGATCATGTACGGTAAGCCGCAGGCCGGTGGCGATGTCATGCTGGTGATGGTGGGCGCACTGGGCACGGCATGGGCCTCCATAGTCAGCTTCTACTACGGCAGTTCCGCCGGCAGCGCGGCCAATCGGGATGCGCTCAACCGGATCGCGGTCACGAAGTGAAATACCTGCGCCTGATCTGGCTGATGCTCACTCGGCGGGTGCCTTTCCCGTAGGCATCCGCACGAATCCCACCACGCTCCCACAGCGTGTGCAGCGGATCTTGTTTCCATCGATCTTCTTATTCGACTAATGCTCGCAGCCGTCGCTGCCTTTGAGATATAGATGCAGTCTCCGGCGCTGTTCGGAGGCCCGATAGTCAGTGATGATTTTTGGTGGCTTCCCCATCCGCTATGAGTGTTCACTTCTAGTGTCGATGATCTTCAGCGTTAGGCCACAGAAGGTCCTGCGTTCCGGGTCCATCGATGGCTGAAAAAACGGAGCACGATTCCAGAGAGTCATTTTTTCGTCGGCTGTGATATGAAAAACGCCGGCTGGATCTTTACCCTCCCGCA